TTGTACTACTATAAAGGCGCATTCAGAGGCGCAGATAACTTTATCTATTTCAAAAGTGATGTTCCATTAGCCGAGAATGATGTTGTGATATTAGGAGAGAAAAAGTATTTCATTGAGAGTGTCCAAAAAGAATTTCTGCTCCTGCAGAAGGTTGGCTCCATTGTTGAAGTGAGTACGTAATACTTATGCCAAAGGATAGACTGACACAGGCAAGCATTAAGCAGCAGCGTTCTCCATCATAAATATCTATTAAATATCCCTTAAACATCCATTCAATCATCAAGGAAACGTTCCCTTTTTCAAGTGTACGTGCACTTCTGGGCCCCCGCCTACATACAATAGATCGACCCTGTTCCTTCACGTGCTCAGGCCAGATCGTTGTAAAACTGCAGGAGGTGTCATCTGTGCCCGGATTGTTTACCGCAATTGCCCTGTTCATCAAAGAGTTAACGCTGCTCGTCTCGTATGTCAAAAATAATGCGTTCCCCCAGCCGCTGGCTGAGGACGAAGAAGCCAAACACCTGCGCCTCATGGCTGAAGGCAATGCCCACTCCCGCAACTTGCTCATTGAACACAATCTGCGCCTTGTTGCGCATATCGTCAAGAAGTTCGACAATACGGGTGAAGATCTGGAAGATCTGATCTCGATCGGAACGATCGGTTTGATCAAGGCGATCGAAAGTTTTCAGCAAGGCAAAGGAACCAAACTCGCCACATTTGCGGCCCGCTGTATAGAGAATGAAATCCTGATGCACCTGCGGTCCCTGAAGAAAACACGCAAAGACGTCTCCCTTCATGATCCTATAGGAACGGACAAAGAGGGCAACGAATTAACATTAAGTACCTATCAGTGTTGGCCTACTTTACTTTAACATCAAGCTCTAAACTGAAGCTGTCTTTGTATTCGTGTTTCTCCTTTGTATACACAACTTTGTTGATGACGCTCTTGAGCAGGGCGTTTTGTTTTGCCGGATCCTCCGTCTTTCTGTACAGCTTGATGACGTTCTTGACCAAAGGTATGATGTTCAGCTGCGCATCCTTCTGCTTCAACTCATTGGCTACTTCAACCTCAGCCCTTGCAATGGCTTGTTGCGCTGACGAGATCCGTTCAGCCAGGGAAGCCGACCGCTCCAAGTACGTATCCTCATCATAAATCCCACGCTCGAGAAAATCGTGGAGCCTTCCTTTTTGTTGTTCCAGTTCCTCTGCTTCTTTCTGAAACGCCTTCAGCTGCATTTCCTTCAGTTCCAGCGCATTGGATGTTTTCTTTGAGGGCTTATGTTTATCCCACTGGATCCGGTAGTTCTCTAACCACTGCTGCAGGCCGCCAAGTACAGCATCATATACATAAGTTGCCTGTACGCTCTTACAGTCGCAATCCCGGTTCGGGCACATCAGGTGGCTTGCTTGATTTGTGTATGGGCGTAGTACAATGGCATATCCGCATTTACCGCACTTGATCAGCCCGGACAGAGGATTGCTCATACCGTTTTCCAACTGATAGGGAACATGATATCTCTCGCCAAGCAACTCCATAGCCCGGTTGTAGAGTGCTTCAAGCTCTGGTGTGACGTATTTACGATGCTTTCCAATGACCTTGGTGTACGACCCTTCAGGTTGTAGCTTCACGGTCCGTCCAGTAGGTGTCTTTTTTGTTTTATTTTTACCCCAGGACACATAACCGACGTTTACTGGGTTTTTAATGATGTTAAGGACCAGTACACCTGTCCACGGCTTACCTGTGTATGTCCGGAATCCGAGTTCATTTAATCGGTTGGATATCTTGGCAGATCCCATACGCTCATCCGGATCCTCATGCGCATATAGTTCGTACATCATAATCATGATTTTGTGCTGAGTAGGGTGGGGCACCAGGTAACGGGATTTACCTTCTTTCTCAATCTCCCATCCGTAAGGTGCACGGGTCCCGATGTAATTCCCTTCTTCAACGGATCTGACCCGGCCACCTTGCAGCCGGCGGTTGATTATCTTCAACTCTTTACGGGCCATAAACGCTTCAAATTCGCTGTACTCTTCGTCAAATTCATCATTAAGGTCATAAGTCTTCCGAGGTGTGATAATCTTTGTATTGGATTCACGGAACGTCTCTAAAATCAACCCTTGTTCCTGCATGTTACCGCGTCCGAGACGGTCCACATCCATGACCAGGACAGCGTCATACTCTCCAGCAGACACTTCCTTTAGGAGCTCATTCATCTGAGGACGGTGGAAAAGACTCTCACCAGATACAACCTCTTCGCGGATCTTTATTATATTGAGGCTCATCGACTTTGCAGTACGCATCAGGGACTTTTTGTGCTTCGCTAATGTTTCACCCTCACCGCGTGCTTCTGCTTCCATGTCCTGCCTGGATTTACGTAGATAAATAGCTACTCTTTCCATGTCTAACCTCCGTGCATTAATTGATATCACTCATGTCTGTATTGTAGGGGATTGGAGGCAAAATAAAAAGCACCCAGTTGGGTGCTGAGTACTTATTCAAGATTAAGGTTATTTGCTAAGTTTCTCCATCCAGTGACCGAACCGTCTTTAAAATATACCAATGAACCTCCATAAAACCATGTTTCTTCTCCTGGTATTATTGCAGATACCTGATCAGCAGTTCCCATGCTCGCTTCAACTTCTTCCATAGTAGATCCTTTTTTGAATGTCTTAATCTCCTCAAGCTGCTGTTTTTCCTGCTCAATTTCGACCATTGCAGCTTGAGTCGCTTCTTCTTTCAATGCTTGTATATCTTCGCTAATGCTATCTAAAACTTTATCTCGTACTTCATCTGATAGAGAATCAATTCTTACCATGATTTCATCCCTGTATGCACGCATTTCCTCTGAAGCTGTTTCGTATTGTCCGCTATCCACCCATCCTTCAGATGTAAGGATTTTTGTTTCGCCAGTCAGGCGGTTGATCATCACTGGCTTATTTTGATCCAACTTATCGTATTTGTATAGGGTGGGATACACGAACAAACCAAACAAAACTACTGACACAGGAACCAACAAATAAATTATGTACTTCTTCATTCCTATTCTCCTCGTTTAACTCCACATCGGATGTGGTAATGGTTCTCATAACTATGCCTTCACAGTATAGCATTTCCCGATATTTCCTTGGTACATTTTGTACAATGCTTCCATCACTTTCTTGCTTTAATATGGTTACATAGCATCTAAGGGGGAACATTATTGGATATTATTGGCGTTAAAATGCATGGTAGGCAGGACGATGACTCTGATTTTGTGCTTTTTAATCTGGAGGAGGACGTGAATTTTATTGAACCCTGGCAGGTTACAGAAAACTCAGGCAAGACATTGGCATTTCACACTACTTGTGGGTCTTACATAGCGATCCATATTATGAGGGATGCAGACAGGGCATATAAACCGTATGGATTTGAGTCTTATGATCGCTCAACCCTGGTCAACAAAAGCAAAGTCGAGTCCAGAGAACCAACAAAAACGGGAACCATGATCCATTTTTCCGACGGAACTCGTGTCCATGTACGGAAAAAGTTCAAAAAATGACACTGTCAAGTAGGGTTAAACCCCATTTAAGGTGTGTTTAAAATATAGATTCGACAGCATCTGACATGAGATGTTTGGTATATTAAAAACAACCAGTTGGTGGAGTGCAGGTAACTGCAACGCAGTGCATCTGTGAGTAACGTTTATATGTTACTTTTACCCGAGAGTAGCGAGAAGCTACTCTGCTACCGCCATCCCCATACCCAAAGATCGTTAATCTCGCAATCAAGATGATAAGCAAGTAGAGCTGCGCGTTGAATCGTGATATTGTTTGCTCTCAGGTTGACAATATCCGATATTCGCTGCTTTGGTACATTCATCTTATCTGCTAACCATTGTTGGTTCTTTCCAATGCGATCGAGTAGTTCGGGGATACGACAGCGGACGGGTACTAACTCCATCACACTGCCACCTTATTAAATTTTTTTACCCAAAAATGCGAACGTTAGTTCTAACGCTGTAAGTGTGTGGTATTATAAAGTCATATTCATAAATCAGACACGAGGGGTTGTTCGAATGAATAACAAAAGTTATCAACTGTCAGGAGAGATCATTCGAAAATCAAGTATACGTGATTCAGAACACGGACTTATTGAATTTCTTTACCACTCTATTTACTCTTCATCTTTGCGAGAGTGTGAATCAACTCCCGAAGAGCAGCATTTACATCAGGATCGTCGCGAAGATTAACACCATAGTGTTCCTCTGCTTCTCTGATTACTCTGTCCGTTTCGCTTTCGGACAACTTGTATTCATTTGATTCTTCGCCTTCATCTACATAGCCAGCTGCGTTCATTAATAGTAAGTAATCATAACCATAGGCTGTCGCTAAAGCCTTCAAGCTATCAGGAGAAGGCTTTATTGGCCCTTTTGTCTTTGGATGCACACCTTTCTCCAATGAGTCTATATATGAATGACTCAACCCACTCCGTTTTGCAGCCTCGCGCAATGATAATTTTTTATCAACTCTTATCTTCTGCAGTAGTGCATGGATATCAGACAAAATTTCACCTCCCGATCAACAGTGTAATACCTGTCTTACAATAGTGTAATACATAAATATAATAAAAAAACAAAAATAACCGTACTTCATAGTTGACAACATGTATTACGTGTAGTACGATGTATTCATAAGGTAATACATGTAGTACAGAAAAGGAGGACAAACATGGAAAACAACCTTAGCTTCTTGATGACAAAGCATGATATTGGACCAACTGAATTATCTGAAAAAGTTGGTGTCTCAAGAAATACCATTCAAAGAATTCTCAGAAAGAAAAATGCTTCTGCAGAAACAATGTTTAAAATTGCTCAATACTTCGAAATGGAAATAGGCGACATTTTTTTTGTGAAAAGTGTATTACATGTAGTACAAAACAAAAAATCAGCTTAAGGGAGCGATAGTACATGAATCAATTAAACATCGTTAACAATCAAGGCAAGCTGCTGGCAGACAGTCGGGACATCGCAACAATGACAGGTAAACAACATGCTCACCTTCTAAGAGATATCGAAGGATACAAAGAGGTACTAGATCAAAATCCAAATTTGGATTCTGACCAATTCTTCATCGAAAGTTCCTACGAATCCGGTACTGGTAAACGATACAAACACTTCTTGCTTACGAAACTCGGATGCGACATGGTCGCCAACAAAATGACCGGGCAAAAAGGAGTTCTCTTCACAGCAACTTACGTATCACGGTTCGCAGAAATGGAACGCAAGCTTGCGATGCCTAACCTTCCACAGAATTACAAAGAAGCATTGGTTGCTCTGGTGGAGCAGGTTGATAAGAACGAACAACTTCAAACTGAAAACTTGATGCTTGAACAACGGGTGAAGGAATTCGAACCAAAGTTGACTTACCTGGACCAAATACTCCACAGCAAAGACGCAGTAACGGTAACGCAGATTGCGAAGGATTACGGCCTGTCTGGTGCAGCATTGAACCAAGTCCTTCACGAAGAACGAGTGCAGTACAAACAAAACAATCAATGGTTGCTGTACGCAAAACACCAAGACAAGGGCTACACCAAGTCCCAGACGTTGGACATCCTTCACAACAGCGGTGAACGCACAGTGAAGATGAATACCCGATGGACTCAGAAAGGCCGACTGTTCATCCATGAGTTGCTTGGTAAACGTGGAATCATCCCGTTCATGGATCGAGAGAATCCAGGCGCCTAAAGGAGGCTTTACCCCATGAAAGTTGTCCGCTCCAACTTAGCGCATAAGATCAATCGAGGTGATTCGATGATCGCAGCGGAGTACACAGTCGGTAATGCCCGAGTAAAGATCAACACAGAAAACATATGTAAGACAGAAGAAGAGCGCGAACAAGTTGATCGCGAAGTTGCACTTGCTGCGTGGGCCATTGTTGAGAGTCTGGTAGCTAAAGGGGAGGCGGTGTAGCCCTCCTGTGACGGACAAGCTTATGACCTAAAACACAAGATGCTGATATGTAAAATAATTTGATCCCAATATATTGTACACAATTTCACTTAATACGAAAAGGAGTGACTGAAATGCCTAAATTTCAACTAATAGAAAACCACATCACCCGTCCAATCCCGTTCAAACGTCCAACTCCACCGACTCCGATCGGTATGACATGCGGATGTGGAAAGCCAGCTGAGTTCGAGGTATATGAAACAGCCCAGCCGCATTGCAGAAGCTGCGCATATGAAGCAATCGAAAGCAAGTCGTTTGTGGTGGTGCGCCAGATTGGAGGGTACGACGATGCAAGTTGAGTACGTAGTGGTAACCACCGCAAGCCGAATTTTATCCTGGCACGCAAATGATTACAACGAGTTGATTAGGGACCTTCATTTTTACGGTCACACTCCGGTATACATCAAGCCAATGAGTGAATACGAAGCGGAGATTATGGCACGAGATGAACAAGAAAGGCTAACGCATGAACTGATGCAAGCAATCGAGGAGGAACGTAAGACAGCGTGAAACAACAGACATTCAAAACAGTGGACGACATCCTGCGGCATTACGGGTGGGAGGCTCCAATTAAGGTAGTGGAGGTGAGAAAGGATGAAGGTTCTGCCGACAGATCGAAAGCACTTCCTGCGGATGGCGCAGATCGCAAGCGAGAGAGGGACACTGACGGAGACGTTGAAACGGGTGTACTTGATGAACTACGCCAAAGCCGTTAAACGAGAAAAGGCCGCCGTAGCAGCGGCAGCCCAAGAAAGTCGTTTGGCAAATTGATCACCTCTAATGTACCACAGAGAAAGGAGCATGACAATGCCCACACAATACAGATACATTCCACAGCATAAGGACGGACACTTCGTGGATCTATATGCGCAGCCAGTGCAGGACTTTATGAAGGCGGTACGCTTCAATCGGGAGGATGACTTGGAACGATGGTTAACAGGACGTTTTGGTCCAGATGATCCACAGAATTTCCGTGTTAAAACAATGCGCGTTGAATACGAACTGGAGGTGGAGGTCGATGGATGCACAGGAGATCATGAAGCGACTCCAGGAGCCGTTCCTGCCGGAGGAAATTGAGTGGCGTGTTGGTTCGACCAACGGAGATAAGACGAAAGGTATAGCTTTGGCCTATGTAACCAACCGAGCCATACAGAACCGGCTTGACGAAGTGTTTGGCGTGTTTGGATGGCGCAATGAGTACCGCGAATGGAAAGAGAAAAGCCAGTTGTGCGGTATCAGCGTGAAGGTTGAAGGCGAGTGGATCACCAAGTGGGACGGAGCAGACGACAGCAACATGGAAGCAGTTAAAGGTGGATTGTCGGATGCCATGAAACGAGCTGCTTATCAATGGGGTATCGGCAGATACTTGTACAAGCTTGAAAACATGTGGGTACCGATTAAGGCAGCAGGCCGATCCCATGTGCTTGTATCCGAACCGCAGTTACCATCTTGGGCGCTACCTGATGGCTTCCAATATAACAATAAGAGACAAGCACCTGAGCCTACGCCACCACCTAAAACCGAAACTGAACCAGCGACACAGCAAACAGATAATACAGGTAACAACCAAAATTCAACACCTTCGAGCATGCTTATAAGTGCTGCGCAGATCAAATACAGCCACCGGATTAAGAACGATAAACGCATAACAGACGATGACTTCAAACTGATGGTCAGCCAGGTAGGAAACGGCAAAGACAGCATCAAGGATCTGACCAAGAAAGAAGCCAGTGTGCTGATTAATCAACTAAACGAATACCCGACAGGAGCATAACCATGTGGAAATTCGATAAAGACCCATTCTACGACGACGGCGGACCATTACCAGATCCGGGCGAAGGCCCATTTACTGAGGAGAGTGACTTAAATGAATCAACTCGCATTCGGAATAGTGATGCTTCTATTAGGAACTTCATTGGGAGTGGCAATTGGGAGTCTGATCCACATATTGCCACGGCGGAGGTAGACCATGGGGCTGGCGAAAAAGAAGAAGGACATACAGCCGTGGAGACTCAACATTCTGGCACACCACAACCGGAAAGAGCAGCCTAAAGCCAAGAGAACGCGCAACACGGACCCGGAGTACATGACGAAGGAAAAGGTGCGGCAGGCAGTAATTGAGCGTGAGGGAGGAAACTGGTGCGTCCTGAGTGGCGTACCGGGACCCGGCCTGCATCTACACCGCATCGTGTATGGATCACAGGGCGGCAAGTACGAGACGGACAACTGTATCTTACTCAGCACACGGATGCACCAGATCGTGCACAGCGACAAAAAGAAGTGGATGCCCATCCTGAAGGACCACGTCATTGCTATGAAGCTAGGAGAACCGGAGTTATCACCCATACAAAGACACCACCATTAAGAGGGAGAGATAAATATGAAAGTAAAAGATTTGATCGCTAAATTGCAGGAACAGAATCAGGACGCTGAAATCATCACAATTGCTGTTGGCAATAAAAACGAGTGGGAATATACATCCGAACCTAAAGTCTCGTCTAGCAAAAATATGTTCGGAGAGAGAGTTTGGATCCTGTGATTTATAGGTCCCCATTAGGGGATAGGGAGGGGATAGGCAACCCTCCACATATCACAGGGTATAGGCCCACCAAAGGAGAGATAACACACATGGCAAAGGAAATCATTTGGTCAGAAGAGCAAGAATTCGCGTTTGGCAGAGAAGTTGACTTTGAAGGTGATGCAGATTTCATTTCGGCTGTAAAAGCTCAGTACGAGGATGGCGATTGTGTTGTAACGGATATCGCAATTGAACCATACATCTATTCGCAATCTGGCGTAAAGTCCGAATTTTTAAGTCCGTTGTCTCAGGTAGATATCACTATTGAAAATTATTATGTCGGCAGCGTGGAACGAGTAGAAATCGAAGAGGATTGAGGTCATAGGGCCTCTTTCCCAGGGAGGGATATACAGATGAACAAGATAGATGAAATCAAACAAGCGTTGGCGGCAGCTACACCTGGACCGTGGACCGTATATCAGTCAAGAGTAGGAGAAAATCAAACAGAAACTTTGATTGGCACTGAGTATGATCATCCTCAACTAAAGTCACCAATGAGCATCGTTGGGCATGCATTTTCAGTTGGAATTGAGTACACATACATCCGGGAAGAAGATGCTGAACTAATCTCTAAGGCTCCTGAATATATCGCATATCTACTCAAGGAACTTGAAGAGTTAAAACAAGCTATGGACGAACCAAGACGGAATTTACTTTTCAAATATCATAACGAACGGAACCGTTTTGAAGCGGCTACGAAAGAATTGCGACGACTTCATGAGAAGCTTGAAGAGGAAAAAAAAGTGCTTATGGTGGGTCAGGAAGGAGAGGGGAACCAAGATGAGCAAGGTTAGAGGCACTATGAAGCGGACAGATTGGCGCTTTATCAAGCGTCTGGGAAAGGACGGGAAACTCTCTCGCAAGACAAAGAAACGCCTGAAAACATCCGGCAGAGTGATGAGAGAACAGTTGGATGAAATAATGCGAACGCCTTACCCAGTGATCGAGATGGATTGGAGAAACTATTAAGAGCTGAGGTCCTTTGGGCCTCTCCCTACCAAGGAGGATATAAAGATGAAAAGAGTTGCTATCAAGGTTTTCTTGGAAAGAGAAATCTGGATCGATAAAGATGTTTGGGAAGATGAGTTCGGCGGCGAATTACCATCTGACATGGAAGATTTAGAAATGTTGGAAGAAGCCAGCACTAGATATAACACGGAATTTAAAAAAGCAGAAATTATAAGCGAATTTGAACTTACTGATTAAGGCATCTCTATTGGCTGTACTGGACATATAGGAGGGATAGACGATGTATGCAGATTTCACTTGGCGGTGCCCGAGCTGTGAAAAGAACAACCATGAACGATATGCGGATGAATCTAGATTCTATAAATGCGAAGATTGCGGCAAACAATCAACAATCACTTTCTCAGTAGAAGTTGAAGATGTTGAACTCTATGAGGAACCACAGCAGGTTGTAAATCTCCTGAGCCTTAAAATAAGCAAAGATCATGGGAACACATGGAATGATATTAAAGTCAACCCACGTGACACCAATCCTGAAACGTCACCTTTAAAACCAGACGACCTGTTAATGACGCAAAACGGGAAGATATTCAAAGTTATTTTGGATGCAAGAAGTAAAATCAGCACAACAGAATTGTATTAAATGGGCCGATAGGCCATCGACAACGACCGAATAAACCCAGTGAAACGGGGGCCGTATCAAGATATTTTGGTCGGTCTCCCCAAATAGGAGGATATACAAGATGAATAACAAATATCGCGGCAAGCACATTGAAACAGGCGAGTGGGTTTACGGTTACTTGATCGGCACAGACGCAATTGTTGGAGAAATCGTGGTATGGGAAGATGAATACTTTCACACGGAGTTTTGGTGCAGTGTTGCTCCGGAAACAGTTGGGCAATTTACCGGATTAAAAGATTCCAACGGAACTGAAATATACAAGGGTAGTAGCTTCTCTATTGAGAACGATATCGGCACAGTTGATTTTGAAAATGGCATGTACGTAATCAATTGGCAAGCACCAGTCACATGGGGACGGGATCGGTTGCTTTACAAGCTTCATGACCAAGGTGAAGTGATAGATGGTGGGTTGGCTCCCAAGGAAGGAGCGGATACAGAATGATAGAGTGGATACCGTTTGATTCAGAACATCGACCAGAACCAGGAGCAATATGTGCTATTTATTCATCTACAACCAGGTACGTATCATTTGGTGTTTTGCACGAGAATGGAAAAGTATGGTTGGAAGCGAGCACGAGCAGATTGATCACACAAAAAGTCACGCATTGGTCCTTTATCAACCTACCTGGGGAGGAAGAAGCAAAGGGAGAGGGTAGGGAGTCTACACCCAAGGAGGATACAAAGGATGGCAGCTAACAACGACTTGAAGCGTTGGGAAATGGCGATATGGGTGGCTGAACTGGAACGAGCTACAAAAGAGCTTGAGGATGCAGAGAAGTTTGATGATCGCGGATCAATGGATTTTAACAAGGAACAGATACGTTGGGCAAAGATCAAGATAGCCGAGATTGAGGACTACTTGGATATACAAAAAGGAGCTTAGGTGGTGGCCTTATGGACGGATGGTTTAAAGTCCATCGAAACATAACAGAGAGCGCGGTATTCTCGGATCCTGATCTGCTACGTCTTTGGATTTACTGTCAGTCCAGGGCTGCTTTCAAAGAGACGACAATAATGATCGAAAAGCAAGAAGTGAACCTTCTCCCTGGGCAATTTGCAACTGGTAGATTCTCGCTTCATCAGGATTACAACGCAGGGGTTGCGCCGCGAAAACGAATCAAGGATACGACGCTGTGGAGCTGGATGAAACGATTAGAAAAGATGCGGATTCTTGACATCAAATCATACAACAAATATAGCGTAGTGACGCTGGTTGACTGGGTTTCTGAACAAGAGACTTTGACAACAGAACCACAACAGAATGACAACAAACTGACAACAGAACCACAGCAGACTGACACAAAGAAGAATGTAAAGAACTTAAGAACTATATCTACTACATCTACTACTACTGAACCGCTTCAAGATGTTTGGTACCGATTGACTAATAAATTCACAATGCCAGGAAACCTAAATGGATTCTTTAGTCGGCTGAGAGCAAATGGTTATGACGAACTGTTTTGTACCGAATTGCTTCAAGAGGCAATTGAATCATCGAACAACGGCGGTGTATCCGAGAGACTCCTGGAATCTATCAGCGACAGGTGGATCATGGAAGGTATAAACAGCAGGCAAGAATCCAAGGACAGGAGGGCTAAACATGCAGAGCCTAAAGGGAGAACTCAAGAAGTTAGATCTGGAGGCAATACGTCGGAGAGTAAGTTCGCATTCCTCAATGAACGCCGTCGCCGCAGTGGATCCTAAACAATACAGTTGCAAACAATGTAAGGACGAGCTTGGGTGGCTCAAACGTGTGAAACTCAGCGATAACCCTTTTGATTACATGGACAAGTGGGAGGATTGCCCCTGCACGAAAGAGCGAGCGATTGAACGACTCATGAAGTCCAGCCAGATATCAGATAGGTTCCGCAAGAAGACGCTGGGCAACTTTGTAACGGATGGTGCGGCCGCGATTGTGAAAGAGGCATACCAAGCAGCGGTGGAATATACAGAGTCGTTTGAAGAGATCAAGGATTCACCACAGAACAGCATGGCGCTGCTTGGGCAATCGGGAGCTGGGAAGACTCATTTGCTTATGGGAGTGAGTAACAACCTGCTAAAAAAGGGTATCGCGGTCTTCTACTTCCCTTACATCGAGGGATTCAGCGAATTAAAAGACAATTTGGACACAGCAGGTACAAGGCTCCAGAAACTAAAAACGGCCGAGGTATTGTTCATCGACGACATGTTCAAGGGTGGGAAGAGGGACAAGCATACAGGAATCAAGATGCCGAGTGACTGGGAAGTGGACAAGATGATCGAGGTCATCAACCACAGGTATCTAGAGCAGAAGCCAACCCTGATTAGCTCAGAACGAGATATTGCTGCCCTGTGCGATATAGACGAGGCGTTGGGTGGTCGCATCAATGAGATGTGTGATGACTACATGGTGATTATCGAAGGTGGCATGGAGTTGAACCAAAGATTTAGATAGGGAGATGATCCAGTGAAACAACCCATAGACGACTATGACCTGATGGATTTGGATTTCGAAGAATTTCTACGCAGGGGCCGAGAGGCCTTTGCAGACGAAGAGAATGAGGAGGAAGCAGCATGATTAAGAAATGGTATCGAGCAGGCGGACAGATCAAGGAACAGAAGCGGACGAAGAAACCAAAGTCTGATAGAGAGTACAAAAACTATCTGAGCATTCGCCGCTCAGAACCCGAGGCAGACCGGTTGATGGCGAGCCTGGAAGTGCCGCTGTCACAGGACCAGTCGGACCGGATCGTGGAGCTGGCCGAGTATGGGTGGTTGCGGTCGGACATTGCGAAGGAACTGGGCTTGCCCAAGACGCGAGTCAATCATGAGTTGGTCAGACGGAAGGGAGGTGGTGCAGCTTGAGGGGCAACAAGTACGGTGCCAAGAAGACAGTCAGAGACGGAATCCAATTTGACAGCAAGATGGAGGCTGATCGGTACCGGATGTTGATGCTGTTAGAACGTGCTGGAGAGATCAGTGAGTTGACCCTGCAGCCGGCATTCCAACTGGTGGAACCTTTCACCAAGATGGGCAAGAAGAAACGAGGCATCAAGTACACGGCAGACTTCATGTACAAAGAGGACGGCCAGACCGTCGTGGAAGATGTGAAGGGATTTGCCGCAAGGGACTTTTCGCTAAGAAAGACGCTATTCGATGTGAGAAACCCGGATATCATTCTGCGGTTGGTGACCAAAACCGACGGAAGGTGGAAAGTGAAATGATCGCACGTTACGTACACATAGGAGACGGATGGGTGCTTTTGGACGATTCTGGGGCGTGTAGAGGGCGTTTGATAGAGTTGGACAAACAAATACTAGGGTCAGCACAAAAACGTCTCTATGAGCCTACCAAGTGGTTCAAAATGGATGGACTCAAAACAGTAGGTGTGACCGTCGGAGGTAAAGTTGGTGCGTGACGAAAAGTCAAATGTGACATGTTACAGATAAACCACAAAATATTGTGTAAAACGGCGAAAAGAGTACTTTCTAACCACAAAATGTGCTATAATAAGATATATAACTATTACTATCGGAAAACGGGGTGTATGTAGGTGAACAAGCAAGAAAACATCGAACAATTACGTTATGAATTGAATGTTGAGAGACAACGTGGAGCAATGGCGGACGCAGGTAAGATTGAGGAAATCGAACGTCAAATCGCTGAGTTGGAACAGGAAAATGTCGAGGTAAGTCAGCAAGAAGTAGCCTACCTCATGGACAACATGGATTTGGACGGAATGTCTATGCGAGATATGTTCAGGAACGAAAGTGCAGAAACCGCAGAGGCTGCCTATCAATTCCTGCGTATTGCCGTGCAAAACACAATGCTTCAGCGTGACGAACAATGGATGGCGCGTAACAAAGAACTGGAAGAGCGCCTGGCTGCTGAAACAGCTGCTAAAGATGCCGCAGTAGCTAAAGCAGATGAGATGGGCGAAAAGAATGCCGAATTGGTGACACAACTGCGTGATACAAAAGGTCTGCTGGAAGATGCAGAGGCTAAACGTGATGCAGCTGCCGCACAGTTGGAAGAGTCCAAGGCAGAAGTTGCACGCTTGAATAGTCATATCGACGACCTGCGCCAAGAAATTGCAGTCGGAGCGGTGAATACAGTTAAAGTCATTGACCCGGCAGATGCTCTGGCACATTACAAAGAGCAGAAGCGTATTGCCGAAGAAGAGAAGAAACGTGCTGAAGCGGCTAAGCCTGCAATCTACGATGTGCAATGGGGAGACAACAAGAAGTCGTTCTATATTGCGAAGCTGGCTGCAACCGATGAAGAGATTAAAATCCCTTACCTGACAAAGGGTGCATACCGGGAGGTGAGCGCCGAAGAGGCGCCGCAATTTCGAATCAGCTCCGAAGAATCCCAACGTACTGATGAGGATCTGGCACAACATAACGACGTGGAAGAGGGCAACGAGCTAACGCCTCCCACGTGGGGATATCCCGAAGGTGAAGCACCAACAGAGGAGAACGCAGGGACAGGACACAAGCTGGCTGAAGAACAGCTGGCAGGAAGTGTGGCTGAGGAGACAGCGGGAGAAGTCACGCGAGCAGAGTTTGAAGAACTCAAAAGACGCGTAGCAATGTTGGAAGAACCGCAGTCGGAGGTGGCGTAATGGCAAAGTACAAGAAGAATGGTGCTGAAATCGACGCTGTTCAGTGGACTGGATTCAACATCGATGAAGTTGTTGAGATTGGTAAGGGGCACCTTTCAGTACAATACTTGGATGAACCGCCAACCGTCAGAGTCCACATGCCAGCAGGCGTACAAACATTAACGCTTGGAGATTACCTTGTCAGAGGTGCGGACGGGAATGTGTACCCGATGAAAATGGAGCAATTCGACAAGGCATTCAATCAAGCATGATATACCACAGAAAAGCAGAAACCGTGAGGGCGATCCGTTTAACGGATTACTCTCCGGCTTTAATAGAGCGTATACAGGAGTTTACAGGCGGGATGGTACAAATGGGCCGGGTAACACAGAAAGTCGCTCAGCCCTACCTTAGCGTGGTTGTGGAGCGGAACTACTTTAAGATGCTGAAAGGAAGCTGGATCGTACACTCCGAGGAAAAGGGATGGAGAGTATACCGGCATAACGAATTCATCGAAGAATACGAGGAGGGAGAACATGGACAACAATCAGGTGACGGAACTGCTGAGGGACTATAGGTCATACAAATTCGCTGTAAGTAATCTGAATGAGGTAGAAACCGTATATTTACCACGTGTGTATGACGAACGCTCATACGGAAATCTGGACGGCTGGGACAAGTCAAGGTATAGCCGCATTGTGAATCTGATCGATGGCGCAGTCAATGACGTGCTGAGCGATGACCAGCGATCTGTAATCATGCGCAAATACCTGGAGCGTAACACGATGGATCTGGTCGAGATTGCTAAGGCCATACACCGGGATAGAACAACGGTAGGCCGTTGGCATACTGAGGCGATCCGTAAACTGTCCATCGCGCTTGCTCCGTTAAGTCAAAAAGAAAGAGAGATTATCAATCTGGACTATATGCTGGACAAGAAGCCTGCCTAACGGTGGGCTTTTTTAGTAAATGCATCATCTGTGCATCTTTCATGCAACATAATTCGCACACATATGCAACACCATATTTGCTATGATACTAGCATAAGGAACGACTGATAAGCACCGATAGCTGTATGCGCAGTCGTCGTTTACAACGTTCCTTCCTTGCATGCCAAAACGAAAAGGAAAAACCTTCCTTGGTGTCGAAAGATGATGTCGAGGGAGGTGAGTACTTTGACTAAAGAACAAAGAGAAGAGTTTTTGTTGGAACTTTATGAGCATCAAATAAACCAAGGACATTCGACTGCTGGTCTCAAAAAGGATCAAAATGATCCGGACGATGATTACCGTGAAAAGGTGTCGATTGTTGAATATTGGAATGATAAAGGCTTAGTGGATAAGGTAGCCCATTCCACTCATTTTATTAATTTCAAACTAACATCACTTGGTATTGATTATGTTGAAGAGAACCTGAAATAGGTAAGTTAAGTCGCCAATAGGCGGCTTTTTTGTTTTTGCCGAAGGCCATCGAGGCGACCGAATCACCCAGCGCAGCGAGGGCCGTATAGGGTTGGGGTTGGGTCATTAAGAGGAGGGACAACGCTAATGAAACTCCATAAAGACGGAACAGTGGAGGGGACACCACAGGAGATAGCGGAGTATAACAGGTTGATAGCAGAACCATTTGATCTGTTGAGGATAAAGGAACATCACCCGCTCAAGCCCATGATGACAAGCATTGACACAAAAGCGGATTAGAAAGGAGATGACACCATGGCAGACTTGAGACCGCAAATGATGATCTTTGTGACCGAGTATCTACGTAACGGAAACAATGCAACACAGGCTGCCATTGCAGCAGGATACAGTGAGAAAACAGCATCAAGTCAGGGGAGTAGGCTGTTAAAGTCTGTTGAGATTCAACAATATCTTAACAAAACTGAACAGAATCTTAACAAGGACTTGCGCATGATGTTCGCTGATGATGCTGTCAAGGCGTACAACGTGATGCTGGAAATCATGAATAATCCTGAGACGCCGCCTAAAGATCGGTTGGTTGCAGCGAGGGATTTGCTTGATCGTGCAGGGTATAAGCCAGTAGATAAACTGCAGGCGGATATGAATGCAGAGATCAGCTTTAAAGTTGCATTGCCGAAAGGGTTTGGTGACGATGCCGACGATTAACATCGATTTAACCGAGCTGCCGAACCTGACAAACGACAAGTTCTATCCGCTCTACACCAACAAAGATAGATACCTTGTACTCATGGGCGGCGGCGGTTCGGGTAAGTCGGTGTTCACGGCTCAGAAGATTGTCGTCAGACTGCTGACTGAACAGAAGCACCGCATCTTAGTACTACGTAAGGTAGCCAAGACGTTGCGTGAATCGGTGTTTATGGAGCTGAAGAACGCCATATACCGATGGGGACTGGAAAAGCTGTTCAAGATCCCGAAGGGCACAAGCTCAGAACTGCATATCAGCTGCGTGAACGGGAATGAGATCCTGTTTGCTGGGCTGGACGATGTAGAGAAGCTGAAGTCGATCTCAGGCGTTACCAGCGTTTGGATGGAGGAAGCAAGCGAGTGTACTCCCGAGGACTTCCGGCAGCTGGACATTCGTCTCCGGGGCAGGACACAGAACTATAAACAGATGATGATCACCTTTAACCCGATTGACATCAATCACTGGCTGAAGAAGGAGTTCTTCGAGAAGCCGAAGCCGAACGCCACAACAATACACAGCACATACAAGGACAATAAGTTCCTGGACCAGGAGGCCATCGCAGTACTGGAGGCATTCAAGGAGACGGACCCTTACTTCTATCAGGTTTACGCACTTGGAGAGTGGGGTGTGCTTGGTAAAACTATATTTAACGCTCAGAAAGTATCTGAACGTATCTCATACCTTCGTGACCACAATCCCGTGGTGCAGCGAGGGTATTTTGTTTACGAGAAAGATACATCGGATAAGATCATCGACAGTTCAATCAAATGGATTGATACAGATGACGGTTATATCAAGGTGTTTGAGCGTCCACAGTCGTACATGCCATACGTTCTTGGCGGTGATACCGCAGGTGATGGCTCAGATAACTTTGTCGGCCAGGTCATCAACAATGTGACAGGCAAGCAGGTGGCAGTGTACAAGAATCAGTTTGACGAAGATCTGTACGCTGAGCAGATGTACTGCCTGGGCAAGCATTACAACAATGCACTGGCAAGCATAGAGACCAACTTCAGCAGCCATCCGGTCAAGGTGCTTACACGACTGGGCTACACGAACCAGTACGTCAGAGAGCGTGAGGACACGTTTACAGGCTCCGTGGTCAAGGCGTATGGATTTGTCACAGGCAAGCTTACAAGGCCGTCAGCAATCGCTGAGTTGGTCACAGTGGTGCGTGAGTCGGTCGAGTGCATCAACGACATTGATACGCTGAATGAGATGCTTACCTTTGTCCGTAGTGAGAAGGGTAGGCCACAGGCGCAGGAAGGCGCACACGATGACTTGATTATTGCGCTGGCAATAGCGTATTACAGCCGAGGACAGCAGGATGACAAGGTGCTGCAGAAGGCAATTGAAGCAACCGTGACCCCGTTCCCATTCCGGACGGACACAGAAAGCACAGGAGGTGGATATCTGGAATGGTAGACGATGCAATCAAACTGGGTGAGCTGCTAAAGCTGCCGAACCTTGAGCAAGAGACGATTACGCTAATCAATGGCAAGATGCGTGAAATGATTGGCGAGATCAAGCCGCTGACGCCAGCACAGAAGGCAGAGGTTGAAAGCCTCATGAACGAATGGATCGGAGGTGGGGCAAATGGACAAGGACAAAACGCTGGATAAGCTGGCAGGCGAGATGCAGAAGCAGTACCAGGATGGGCTGTCATACAAGCGTAGGATGGGATTCCTGGACAAATGGCCTGAGTATGAGCGGTTTAAGGCTGGCGACCAGTGGCCTGCAGCTACACAGCGGACCAAACACCTACCACGTCCGGTATTTAACGTCATTAAGATGATTGAGACGCACAAGGTTGCAACCGTCATGAGTGAGCAGATCAAGATGGTGTACAGCGCTCAGGAGATCGTCGAGGACAACCAGATGGACGTGGATGTAGGCGAACTGTTCAGTCGTTACTCTGAGGCAACCTGGGAGCGTATCAAGCAAGATGAGCTGAATGAGGAAGCTTTGGACATTGCAGCCAACACAGGAACGTGCGTGCTTCACTATTACTGGGACAACGGCGTTAAGGGTGGCAAGGCATATCCTTGGATTGGAGAGATGCAGGGTGAAGTCATTGATCCTATCAACGTATTTTTTGGGAATCCACAGCAGCGTAATGTTCAGAAGCAGAACTACATTATCATTAGTAGCCGAGAGCTGGTATCGAACGTTAAGGAGTACGCTAAAGCCAATGGAGTCAGCGAGGCCATACGTGCCCAGATCAAGCCGGACAAGGAGACGAATGATCAAGGGTATGACATGGCCAAGGTGGAGCTCAATGACACCAGCAAGGTGACCGTGCTCACCCGGTATTGGAGAGAAGATGGCAAGATCATGTTTGCCAAGACATCCTGCGGTATCACACTTAAAAAGCCAACAGACACAGGCCTCAGCCGCTATCCTATCGCAGTCATGCAGTGGGAGAGACGGAAGAAGTCTATTTTTGGTATCGGCGACACCGAGGGATTGATCCCGAACCAGAAGGCAGTCAACATGCTGGTTGCCATGCAGATCCTGTCCGTGCAGCTCACAGGCTGGCCGAAGATGGTCTACAAGTCACAAGCCATTGACCCGAGCAAGGTTACCAATGCACCGGGTGAGATGATCGAGGACCGTATGCCGCCGGGACAGGGCGATGGTGTGAAGTACCTTAATCCGGGAGCTATTAGCCCGAGTGCAGCCAACTTGGTCGAAGCAATCCTGGGCTATACCCGGCAGATGACCGGAGCAGATGAAGCGGCTACAGGATCAGCACCATCAGCACAGCTCAACGCCACGGCAATCATGCTGCTACAAAAGGCAGCTGCCATCCCGATCGAATCCATTAAGCGGCGGTTCTACCGTCTGATTGAGGACATTGGGCGGATCTGGGAGGATTTCTTCAAGGTGAAGTACAATCTACCGCGCCAAGTGAAGCTGCAGGATGATGACGGCGAAGAGTATGCCCAGATGTTTGACGGTTCGCAGTACCAGGACACTGAGCTTAACCTGAAGATTGATGTCGGCCCGAGCTCAACCTATTCCGAATCCTTGGTACTCAGCAGCTTAAACGATGCACTCAACCGTGGAAACATCACATATGAGCAGTTCCTCAAGTATGCGCCGCGTAATGTTGTGCCATTCCGGGATAGATTGATGAAGGAAATGGAAGAGAAGAAAGGCATTATCGGTATAATCGAGCAGTTTGTATCGAATATGCAGCCGGAGGAACAGGAGATGTTTGCGAGTATGATGCCTGAAGAGCAATTAATGCTGATACAACAGGCTGTACTGCCACAAGCGATGCCACAGGCACCACCGATGCAAACTGAGCTACCAGCACCGCAGGCCATGGTGCCTACGGGAGTCTATTAGGGAGGTGAGACGGGTCCATTAGTTTACAGGGGGAAGAAACTCTAAATAACAGGAGGTTCTTACAATGACAAAGGTAAACGTACAGCCCGAAGGACAAACGAATGGTGACCAAATGACGCAGTTTACAGAGGTAGCCTGGAAGAAGTCAGCAACATATTCATTTGATGTGCAACAGAATCACTTCTATCTGCTAAACCAAGGCAATGAAGTGATTGAAGTGAAGGTCGGAGGTCGGACGAGGACCATTGATCCGGGAGAATCGTGGGGTGAGGAAGTCGATTTCACCAGTTTCAGTGTCAAAGCATTGACTGATGACGATGAAGAGGGCGCTCAGTTCCATGCAATGGCCACGGTATACGGCATTCCGGGTATCGACCGCATCAAAGGTCTGCAAGACGAGATCAATAACACGAATAAGTAAAACAACGGGCTTCTGCTGAGACTGCAGGGGCCCTTTCTATATACAATTTTGCTCCTACCATAGAGCAGGGAGGTTTCATCCATGGAAGACATCGCCAACCATAGCGAAGAAGTAGTACAAGAAACGGTCGAGCAAGTGGCCGATCAGCAAGTTGACACACAAACAGAAGGGCAAGATTCCCCACCACAGGAAGAGCCCAGAGGGATAAAGGTCAAGTACAACAAGGAAGAGCGCTTTGTGCCAGAGGATGAGGTACCAAATTGGGTTCAGAAAGGTTTGAACTATGACAAGGTTTCCGAAAAAGCCCAGCAAGCCGAGCGTTACCAGCAGATGCTTGATCGCACAGCAAAATACTACGGTTTTGATGACCACGAAGCCTATATGGCTGCGCTTGACCAGGCTGAGATGGAGAAAAGAATCCAGGAAGAGGCTGACAAGATTGGCGTGGATGAATCGGTCATCAGAGATCACCTACAACCACTGAATCAGAAGGTCAGTGAGTATGAGAAGCAACTGAATGAGTTGAAAGAAGCTGATTTGGTCCGCAAGGTTGAGGCGCAGATCCAGAGCATGGAGAACGATACAACCAACTTCCCGGACTTTGGCAAATACAAAAACGATGTAATCAACATGGCTGCAACCAACGGCTATTCGCTTGACGTTGCTTACAAGATCGTTACATACGACGAGCGCGTCAACACGGCCAGGGCGCAAGCCGAGCAAGAGGCAATACGAAAACTACAACAAAACGCGGATAGCTCAACTGGTTCTCTTGGTGCTGATGCGCCTGAACCGCAGGGTGGGTACCTTGGTATGACCCCGGCAGAGCGTAAAGCATTCAGAGAGAGCAGACGAGGCCGCGCAATCTAAGGAGATGACTATTCATGGCAACATTAGTACAAGGTTATAACCCAACCACGGGAGTAAATGCACTGACAGCAGAGCAAGCAGAGTATTACCAGGACGAATTGCTGGAGCGCTTGATTCCAGAACTCCAATGGACCAAATTCGGTGATAAAAACAAAAACATTCCGAAGCGCAAAGGTGCAACAACGAGCTTCCGCCGGCTGAACTCTCTGGCAGTAAACATCTTGGATCTGACTGAGGGTGTTACTCCGGATGGCGTGAACTTGGATATCGTGAAGATTACAGCAGTCATCAAAGAGTACGGAGCTTGGACAAAGATCTCTGATTTCATCGATATGACGGGTCTGGATCCACTGTTGCAAGAGGCATCCGGTTTGATGGGGGAAAACGCGGGTGAATCAATCGACACTATTGTTCGTGACGTGGTTGCAGCAGGTACAAACGTGTTCTATGCGAATAGTAAGGCATCACGTAGCGATCTAGTGCCGGCAGACAAGATCAGTGCACTCGATATTTTGAAAGTGCGCCGCACAATGAAACGCAACAAAGTTAAGCCGATCCGCTTGCCGAACGGTGGTACAGGGTATGTGGCAATGGTTCACCCTGACGTTGCACTGGATATCATGCAACTGCAAGAGTGGAAGGACCAGAACACGTATGTGGACACCAAGAACCGCGAGGAAGGAATCTTGGGTAAGATGTACGGCATTTACTTCATGGAGGTAGATAACGGCGTTAAATACGCATCTGGTTCGGCTGGTGCGCCTGCTTCCAACGATGCATACGCTACAATCTTCCTTGGTCGTGGTGCCTATGGCTTGCCTGACATTGAAGGTTCCATGAAGCCTGAGATCATCGTTCACCCTGCCGGTTCTGGCGGTGTAGCGGATCCACTGAATCAATTTAACACTGTCGCTTGGAAATGCGCGTTTGCAGCGGTTCGTTTGCAAGAACTGGCTATCGTGCGTTACGAGTCTGGCGCAACTGTATAATACATGGAGCCTTCGGGCTCCTTTTAATTTGAGGAGGAAACAATAATGGCAACGAAAGCGACTGAAGTAGAGAAAACACCTGAACAAATGCAAATGGAAGAAAAAGCATATGAGCGTCAAGCAGCTCAAGCCGAAAAAAGCGTTTTGGAACAACTGAAAGCCATGCCTAAAGTGAGCATCCTAATCCCTGACGACCCTGCTAACCCAGATGACAAGGTAGTGCCGATCGGATTCAACGGAGTGATTTACACTGTACCGCGTGGGAAGCCAGTTGATGTACCTTCTGCTATAGCTGAGATCTACAATTATTCCTACGTCACTACACGCGAGGTTGACCAACGCATCGAAAACAGCACCAAGAAGGAAATCAAAGGCATGTGATAAGGCCCCAAAGGGGCTTTTTCGCTTTTTAAGGGGTGAGAATAGTGACACTTCAAGAAATATTGGACGAGATTGCTGAGAAATATCCTCACGGCTTGTCTGCTGAAAGTGTTGTTCGGAAAATTAACCTTGTGCAAAACGAAGTATTCCGAATTGCATTTAAGAACCCAATGTTATCAGTGTTCAGCTTGATTAAAGGGGTCTTTACTTACCAGGTTCCATTCCCTCGTTCGAGTCTACTTAAGGTAGTGGTGGACGGGCGTGATTACAATTATCAGGACATCCTTCGTGAATCCGAGCATCCTTTTTATTATTTTATTGGTGCGAACACCATAGGGATCAATCCAACACCGAAGGAAGATGTAACGGATGGATTTACTTTATTTCACTATAAATACCCGGTTCAGGTTTCACCGGATGAACTGAACGTAGTGCCGGAACTGGATGAGGACTACCATATGATATTAGTGTATGGGACTTTGGTACAGATCTGTGAAAGTTTTGAGGATGTAGCCATGGTTAATAACTTTACACAGAAATATAACGGCTTACTCGAGGAGTTAAAACAGCTTAATAGCCGGGTAGTGGAATATCCGATTATCCGAAATGTATGGGAGGGATTACTTTGAGTTCGTCTGAGGAGATTGTAAGGCAGTTTTCCGGGGTCATCCCAGGTATGGCAACAGGTCAAAACGCTGTGGCGAAAACCTACGTAGATAGTCAACTGGGTGTAAGGGATGGAGAAATAGATACAGCCAAAAGTGCCGCTGCCGCTGCGCAGAATACAGCTAATCAGGGAGTAAGCGCAGCCAGTGCAGCACAAACAACAGCAAATCAAGCTGTGGGGTTAGCAAACAATGCACAAGGTGCAGCGAATACAGCACAAACATCCGCGAACAATGCGCAAAATTCAGCAAATACAGCACAAATTGCGGCGAGTACAGCACAGACTTCCGCGAATATAGCGCAGGGCGCTGCAAATGTTGCTCAAACATCCATCAATGATCATAAAAAGGCAACGGCTGCCCACTCAGCAGATACCATTACCTATAAAGGAGCAGTGCAGGCTTCGAACGTAAAGAGTGCAATAGACACTCAAAATCAGCGGATCAATAACATTGTTGCATCTGGCGGAGATAGTAACATTGAAATTGTGGATGCGCGTCAACCGGAGGCAGGTACTGCGTATGGTACTTTAAAAGAAAGGCTCGATAACTCTGATGTGCAGTTGGAGGATAAAGCGAAAAAACAATGGATTGATGTTACTGAATTCGGAGTTATAGGCGATGGTGTAACAGATGATTCTGAAGCATTCGCAAGAGCAGTTGAAGCGATGGGAGACGGGGACTGTGTTTTATTTCTACCGCCTAAGAAATATTTGATCTCACCCGCTGGTTCAGGTGGAGTCTTAATTAAAGATAAATCCAACTTTACAGTGATTGGATACGGTGCTGAAGTATTTTGTAATCCGATTGTTGTAACAAATTCAACGCCTAACTATCGCTTAGTCAGAATTCAGAACTGTTCCAATTTCAAGGTGCTCGGCATCCATTTTAAGTACCAGGTAAGTTGGGATAGCGTTGTAACGAGTGGTGCTTCCAGAGATGAACAACTTTTTGAAGTTTGGGCAGATCGTGGAGAGAGATGCGATAATTTTGAAATTTCAAGTTGCGGCTTTGAATTCTCGGGGAAATCATTGAATTATTACCTTGATAACATAACCAACAGACTGAGCATTTTGCTTTTAGCGAGTCAGACAAATGATGAAATCTACGACAAGTTAATTACAAACTTTTCAATCCACCATAATACTTTCGTAAATTGTGTAGGAAGAACGATTTATACTTTATTGGCCAAGACAGGTAATATATCGAATAACACTTTCTTGGAATTCGGAAAACAGGTTAACGATGACGGCACCTATAAAGGATTTGCTGAGAGTGTAGGGCTTAGAGCGTTAGCCTGTGAAGATGTCAATGTAGTAGGCAACACAATCAACTGCGTCACAGATGTATTGCCGAACATGGCTGATAGAGGAAGTGTCAGGATCTTTTATACTGGTAATGGTGGTTTGACTGGTCAATTCTCAAAGAACATTAAGTTTGCAAACAACATCGTTAACATGGGGAAAGTCGGCGGCATTCTGTTACAAATCGGCGATTCCGAAAAGGTCACATTTGAAAACAATCAAGCGGTGTTTGAAGACACTCCAGCACCTTACAACACTTATGCAGTTAGAACAGAGGAAACAGGAAACAAAAAAGATATAATGATTAGAAGCAATATGTTTACCAATCCACAATCGTTTTATTATCTAGAAAGTGGATTGGATGTTAACTATAGTAATTGGTCGGTAAAAGACAACACTCACATTTCCGGGAACAATACTCTTGTTTATTTGTCGACCAACACTGCAAAAAGGACATACTTCGGTAAAAATTATTGGTCAGACAAGAACGCAGAGTGCAATGGCACTATCCGACAAAGAGAAATAAGTTCATACCGATTGCCGCCATTGACCGGGAGTTACACCCCAGGGGATATCTGTATTAATACGGGATTCGACGCTATAACCTCACCAGTAACAAAATGGGTGTACCAGTACAATAGTGGTGGTACAAATTGGTGGAGACCAATTGAGTGGGTGAACTATCGAAACAGCGCACCGCCCACCATGCCGACAACAGATGCTGAAAAACTCCAGTTTATGGGCTTGCAATTTATTGATACGTCTGCCACGACAGATGGGAAATTAGCAACCTGGACAGGACTTAAATGGGTATGGGCAGACGGTACAGCACGACCATGATTATAAATGTCTAAACACAAACAAAGCCTAATTCGCATTAGGCTTTGTAGTAGATATTCCGCATACAAGAAACATTCCAATCATTAGTGGTTTGAACATTTGTCCTTCTGTCATAGATGTAACTATAAATGCAACAACTATGAGGAAGGGTAAGAACCTATTATCGTGGTTTCCTTTTAGATATTTTATCGAATTTATAAGGATTAACAATGTAAAAAGAATGAAGAAGATCAGAGAAAGCCAACCATACTCACCTAAAATATCAAAAAACGTATTGTGAGCACCTACTGTATCATCAAAAAAGTTATGACCGTTACCAAAAATTCCTGTGTTATCAATCGTATACTGCCACACATACGATCTACCGTCTGTGAGATCATTTGATTTTTTGACGAATTTACTTAATATCAGATTATTAAAAAGGTTATAAATTTCTGTATAACGGATTAATGCCCAAGTGGCGAAGGCTGCAAATGGAAAGAATATGATCAAGCTTGTTACATTTTTTAAATTTCTTAGAGATTTAAAGAAAATATAAAGCAAAGGCAATATGTAAACAATGATGACCGCTAAAGTACTTGTTCTACTTTTCGTAAGGATTGATAAATACAGAACTAAAATTGCTAAGATGAAAGACCAGAACAGCTTAGATTTTTCTGGTTTTAAGTTTAAGAATAGTTTGTTATAGATGAGTTGGTAAAAAAACGATGAAGCTACTACAGAAATAGATATAAGTAGCTGGCCCATTGAATTGGGATTAGAAAAAATTCCTTTAAACGGTACCGAAATACCACCAAAAAAGACGATGGAAATGATTAAGATAGTAATGTGTGAACTTAAAATACTGCTACGCATTAGATTTAATTGCTGATTTTCCTCGATGCTATTAAACAAAATAGCCAGGAGTGCGTACAGATAAGCTATTGCTAATACATTGATTAAAGATCCTGAATCAGAATTAACTAGAGTAGATATTAATGACGATAAAATAAATAATATAAAGACGAAAAACACACCACTTTGTATCCTAATGTTCTTCATCTTATTAAGCATAAATAAAAGAATCAAAGGAAAGGAAAGACCTAAAATAAAAAAACGTGCGACAGGGTAGGACATATTAATGATACTAGACAAAAAAACTAAGAAAAGAATAGATGTTAACACTGACTTCAAATTAAATCACCTCATACTAGTATGTAATTCAGCAATAAGTATATAACAATTTGGAAAATTCAGAAATTATTAATTTGGGAGGTGATTATTTGAATCCATGGAATACAGCTCCACAAAAAACTAAACCGGTCGTAGGTACAATTGCTGATGGAATAAATCAATCGGTGGAATCCATAGAGGTCAAAGACAGCCAACTGGTGTCTGCGGTCAATGTGGATTCTTTTTTATACCCTACACTCCAGGTGTCCGATGGTCATACGCTGTTCAGTCAACACACGGGCTATATCAACCGCTTATTTAAGTTTCTAGGTGTTTGGTACTGCGGAAGTAGCAGAGGGCTGTATAAGCAGTCAGGATCGTCTTGGGTGGCTGTGTATGAATACGGTAGTTCAGACAACAACAGATTGTGGGATTCATCCATGTTCTTTGATGGCAGCAAGCTTTACTTTATTGATGGATCGCTACAATTGAGACAGTACGATGGATCGACACTCAGTACCTTGTCCAGCGCTCCATCAGGAAGTAGGTTTATGACCACGCACGCCAACCGGTTCTATCTTGCGAACACCAACGACAACCTGTTGTCATACTCTGGCCTGCGTGATGCAGCAGATTGGACGGGCACGAATAAGTACACAGGTACAGGGAAAATCACAGTTGAGACTCCAGATGGAGAGAAACCAACAGGACTCACAACGTATGCAAACCACGTCATCCTGTTCAAAAAGTGGACGCTACATGAGTTGTTTGGTGAGGATTCTACCAACTTTCAAATGCAAAACCCTTACGGAGTTGGATGTATCTCCGATCGAACCATTGTACAGACGAACGAGGCATTATACTGGCTTGCTACTGACGGAGTATATGCCTATATGGGCGGTGCAGCTCCTGTGAGGATCAGTGATCCCATCAATGGGTACATCCGTAGGATAAATCAATCGTACGGACAACATTGCGTTGCCGGATATGATGGTCGGTTCTTATATCTGACACTGGTCATTGATGGATCTTCACTCCCTAATATCACACTGAAATATGATGTGCAGCGTCGTGCGTGGTGGCCGATGTCGATTGTGGCAACATCCTACTACTTGGATGGTCAGACGATGTACTTTGGAACAGTTAATGGACAGATCATGCGCCAGGGTGGAAGTAACTACGCTGGGACATCCATTACATGGTCAGTTGAAACTAAACCCTTCAACGAAGATGATGAGACGGTTCGTAAGGCCTTACACCGTCTTTGGATCGTGGCAGATATAGAAGTTGGGTCTGCGTTCAAAGTCGAGTATGCAGGAGGTACAGAAGGCGGAGCATGGACACAGGTTCACAACAGCACTAACGGTTCTGGTCAGATACAGAGTACCAAGATCCCTGTGATCGTGCGAACTCCTGAAACATGGTTCCGGCTGCGGCTGAGCGGTACAGGTAAAGCAAAAATACACCGGATCATCCGGGAGGTAACAAGGAGGGGTGCCTGATGGCTGAATTTCAAATGCCGAATGTAGATGGCATGAACTCAATGGACGAACTGAAGAACGCCGTGGGCAAGATGGCGAAGGAACTCGGCTGGCTGCTGAACAATATTGACTGGAAGAACATTAATGAGCTGAATATTTCACTCAATGGTGGAGCTTCGGTCAACATTGCCAACGAGGGAATAACAGTGAATGATGGAGCAAATAACACGTTTACCGTGAACAGAAATGGCGAAGTAACCATGACTGGTGCGACCATACAGAACTTTTTAAACACTGGGTTTGTACGTATTAGTGATGAAGGCATTAAAGTGAATAACGGACAAAATGATACATTTGTTGTAGATATGAACGGTATGGTGAAGATGACTGGTGCGCAAATACAGAGTTCGGAAAACGGGTACCCACGGGTAGAGATGAATTCGAACGAAAAATTGTTCGCTGCTTATGCAAGTGCTACCAACTACATTCAAATGCTCGCTGTGGATGTAGCGACAGGGTCACCACAATTTAGGTTGGTGAGTCCAGTTGGTTCGCTTAGCTTATACCAGCAAGCGAATGTTTCTGATATCTACGGATTCAATTCAGAGTTAAGAATCTCGGCCCAACGGGATATTATATTAAAGCCTGGACTGCCTGCAAACTATATAAGAATGCCATTTGAACAGGTGTTGGATACGGATAGAGGGACGAGTTTATTCACTCAATTGCTTAGTAAGGCATCTTCTGGTGTATCTACAGGGCTGAGCGGAGGTCACAACCACGGAATACCTGACGGCACGGAGCTGCTTACAGCTGATGGCGGCAAAGTAACTTTCTTTGGTGCAAACCAGCATTCGCACGCTCAGAATTAATGGTATAATATGCCTAAAAATAACACAGGGGCGTGTGTGAATTGCGTAAACAAGTGAAAAGTATCAGTTTAGTGCTAAGTGGTGTGGTACTCGGTGTAGCAATCTCATTTTCTGGAGAGATTAGTGCAGCGACTTCAAAGCTGCTTGGTGGTAAAGTCGGAAAGGTAATGACAGTTTCATTGGATGATAAAAAGATCGGGGAGGCACCGGTGATCGGTGGTACAAGCTATGTACCCGTCCGCACTGCTGCCAATGAACTGGGACTGGAGGTTAAAGTGAGCGGTAATGAAATACAATTGACTAGTCCAGAGGAAGAAGTTCAGCCGGATGTCCCTCAAGAGGGCAGCGTTCAAGATAACAGCGACCAAGTGGAAGCCCAGAAGGATACAATTACTCGGGAAACAAACGCAATCAAGGTACAAATTAAAGAATATGAGAGTGTTGTCTCCAATAAAGAAGCAATAACTCGTGGAATAGATAGTGATTCCGAGTATCTGAAAAATATGGAAGAGTCAAGGGCAAGAGGAAGTGAATTTTATAGTCTTGCATTGATTGAAAGTACGAAAGATGGGATTGCAAAGTCGAAGAAATTACTTGAAGATGCTGAAACTAATCTACCATTATTGAAACAAAAGTTATCCGAACTAGAATCACAGCTGGCTGCACTTAAATAATCCATAACAAGAGGGACTCCATCCGGGGTCCTTTTTCTATTGCAAAGGAGTGAGGACATGATCGAGACCACAGGTACCGTGGTAACGCCGAAAAAGAAGCAGAATCAACTTGCCGCACCTGTCTCCGCTATACAGGGAATGGTTGCGCCTAAACCTACACCGACTGTATCCACCTTGACCACTCCGGGTGTTGGTAACGGCGGCGCAAACTACAACACAGGCGACCAAGCCATGAAGCTGCAGATTGCTCAGAATCAGGCAAGGATCAGCGGTGATGCAGGGTACAAGGACAATGAGATATCCCGTGCGCTTCAGGTCATTCAGAACCGGCAGTCACAGGGATTGGACACCTCAGCACAACAAAAGTACCTGACAACCAACCTGGGATACAAGGCACCGAGCACAGGGGCGACAGCAACAACCCCTACAACAACGGCGGCAGCCAGCACACCGAGTGTTAATACTCAGATGACCAATACACAACAAGGTATGGACCTGTTAAGCCAGATGAAGGCCATTGCCAACCGGGAACAGTCACAGTTCTCGTATGACCCGAACGCCGATCCGCTTTACCAAGCAGCACTAAAGCGTGCACAGGCCAACATTGATAGCGGAAACTCAGCCACACAGGCAGAGCTTAATCGCCGTGGCATCCTGAACAGCACAATCACCAGTGACCGGATGTCTGAGCTGGCAGCACAGGAAATGGGCCGCGTAGAGACGGACGTTATGCCATCGCTGATGCAGCAGGCATATCAGCAGTACATGGACAATGAAGCGTTGAAACAGCAGCAGTTCAGCAACCTTGGAGCCTTGTCACAAAGCTATCTGGGCGAGGATCAACGTCAATTTGGTAACCGTGTAACTGAAGGTGAATTGACTGGTAACTACATGCCAGAGGGCGCGCAGAACGCAATCAATAACATCCTGCAGCTGAAACAACAAGCTGAGGCTAAAGGGATCACAGCTGCTGAACGTGCTCAATTGAGTGCGCAGGCAGACGGATACCGAGCGCAGCTCCTGTCTATGGGCATTGATCCAACGCAGTACGCTTCTGGCGTTAACTACAACACAGCTCGTACAAACAACGCTGGTATCAGAACGCTTGGCGGCCAGACGATGGATCTGCAAAACAAAACGGCTAACCTCAATGCAGCTGGTGCATATATGGATGCTACAGGCCGTGTGGTTACGCCTCAAAGCGATTGGAGCGGCTTGGCACGTCAAGCAGCGAATCCGAATGCACCACTTACCATGGCTGGACAGAATCAAGCGTTCAACCAAGGACAGCAACAATGGCAGAATAATTTTGCGATGGAACAGTTTGCATATACCAAAGCACGTGATGCTGTTGCGGATAGCCAGTGGAGCCAGCAATTTGCCGAGAATATGCGTCAGTTCGGTCTTAACTACGCTATGACGGAACTTCAGAGACAAGATGACAATGCATACCGTAATGCTATGACGGCGATTAGCCAGGACGAAAATGCTCGTGCTTGGTTGGGCATGCAGAACACACAGCCTGCCGAATATAGCGGGATGACTGCTGGTCAAGTGCTGAGTGCATTGCAGTCACAGTACATTGATCCAGTCACGGAGAAATATGCACCTCCTAAAGATTCGGCAACAAAAGAACAAATTTATATGCAGGTTACTGGTTTCGGCCTACCTGTTGGTCAAGATGATCAAGTATTGCTGTCGATGGGCCTGACGCAAAAGGACATTCAGGATTTCGATAAAAAGTACAATGTATCAGCAACACCAACAACCAACGGAACCGGAGCAGCCACAGCGGGAAAGTAGCTAGCCCCACGGCTAACGGGACTGGTGGGGCGCTAAGTTACAATAACTACTTCAAAGCGACCAAGGATGCAAAAGCGAATCCTAAAAACTATGCTACAGCCAGCAGCGCAATAAGTAGTGCTCTCAAGACGCTTGGTTATCCTGATAGCTGGTTACAGCCAACGCTTGAATTGGTGGCGAGAGAGTCCAGTTTTAACCCGAATGCAAAGAATCCAAAATCTTCTGCTGCCGGGTTGTTTCAATTCCTGGATGACACACGTAAGATCTACGGTGGCAGCTCAGTAGACTGGAGCGATCCATACCAACAATCACTCAAAGGACTTCAGCGCATCAAAGATCGGTACGGAGATCCCGTTAAGGCACTTCAGTTCTGGGATAAAAACAAGTGGTATTAAGGAGGAAGCAGCATGGCGACAAGGCTTGAACAATTCACAGAGGAACAACGGAAAAAGGCGATGGAGATACGCAATTCCGCTCTGAACGGTACGCTCAATACGCAGCAACCGAGTGCGCCGATCAATCCGCGTACACAAGCGGTACAGCAATACATTGCCAGCCAACCATCAATGAGGGAATTAAAGTCATCCTTGCCGCCTGCGCTTACTCAAGTTGGACCTAACAGCTACTTAAATTCAACATTGGGCAGATCATTGGCAGGGGATCAACAGTCAATTCAAACCTACAAACAGGCAACAGGGTTCGATTTAACGCCTGCACCACCGCAGCCATCACAATATGAGATAAATAAACAGAAGATTGCCGATAGTGCTGAAAAGAGCAAGTTCGCTGATTTCGTTTCTCCTTTCTCTAACCTGATGAACGAAATTACTTATGGCAACAAAGCAGGTAATTTCGTCACCAGGGCAGTAGGTACCGGAGGAGGCATGCTACTTGGCACGCCGTCTATGGCTCCTGGATCTACAGGTAACCCAACCGCGGATAGAGTGGCGGATATCGCTGGTATTGCTGGTGGTGTTCTCAGCGCAGGATTTAACCCTGCAGGCGGTGGAAACCTCATAACTGCACCATGGAAAGCTGCCAATGGATTAATGGCGACAAGAGCAGGCACGGGGCTCACGAATCTGGTAGGTAACGGGATTAATAAGGTGGTTCCACGCCTTAGTCCAAATACGGCAGGCAGAGTAGTAGAGACGGCATTGCGCGGCGCTGCTACAGGTGCTATCAGTAACACAAGCATGGGATTGATCCAAGGACAGAACAGCAACAGTGATATTCTCAAAAACGCTGCTCTTGGAGCTGGTTTAGGTGCTGCTGGTGACTTGGTTGTTGCGGGTATTGGTGCAGGGTTACGCAATGCATTAACTAAGATCAAAGGTAATAACGGCGTGCGGCAGGCGGAAGAAATTCTCGCTCTGCCTCTTGGTCGTGGAGACGAAAGGTTTAATGCGGCACAAATGCGGAGCCAGACAGCCGCAGGACGTGACCCAATCGTTAACCCTTCTGACTGGACGCCTGAACCGCTTGGACTGCCTGCAGGGCAACTGAGCGGCCCTACACTGGGGCGAATTGCACGTACGCCGAATGTCTACCGCCAGAAGTTTGAGAACCTGATGCGTGTGGCAAATGAAACGCAGTTCACACCTGGACGCGAAGCAGAAGAACTTGAAGGCTTATGGGCATCCATGGCGGATAGAAATGATCCGGGATTATCAGAATTGATTGACCAAGCATATGCGAGTACTCGCCGTGAAGTAACGCCTGATCTGATGCAACGCGCACGTGCTAATCAGGCAGATCGTGAAATGTACGGTGTGCCTCTACCAGTGAAGGCGCTTGATGATCGTATGCCAAGGCCGACAGTAGCGGATGACGCAGCTGTAACGCAGGAACGTCTGACGTTTAATCGTCCAACTCGCAAAGGAGAAGCAGAGGTCATCAATCCAGGTGGTCGTCAGAAAGCTAATCCACGAACTGAAGCAGTGAGAAGGTATCAATCAGAGCAATCTGTGCAAGCAGCACCTCAGCCGTCATCAGATGATTTCTTACGTAGCCGTCCAGGTCGTCCGGTTAAAACAGCTGACAAAACACCACAACTTTCAACACGCGTAGAGCAAGAAGCTGCGCAGGTGGTAGACGTAGTACAGAAATCCCGTGTCCGAGATCGCGTTTATGACATGCTTGACTCAGCCGAACAAGCGGCTCGTGATCGTATTGCCAAGCGGCGGGGCAACATCAACTCCAATCCACTGCCTGAATGGGGAGATTATGCTATTATCGGTGCGGCCAAGATGGGTAAGGGTACAATCAAGTTCAGTGACTGGACAGAAGAAATGGTCAAGGATCTGGGTGAACAGTTCAGACCAAGTGCTGAGCGTGTTTATAAGCTGGCTCAAGAAGAATTGCGGAAGCAGGAACGACTTGCATCGAAAGAAGGGCAAGCGGCCAAGGCATTCAACGAGAGTGGTACAGGTAATGCTGAGACATTCTCGAATAAAGTGAGCAGAGGCAGCAGGAAGAAAAAGACCACATCCTTCGAAAAGAAATGGGAACGCGTCCGTACTCAGTTTGTTGATGAGACAGCACCTCTTGAAGGGCTTGAGAAGCGCATTACGGGCAAGGTGGCCAGTGCGGAGAACAGTCTTTATAAAATGGCCCGGTTGTTCAAAGGTACGCCAGAGAAGGCGAACCAGATTGTTAAGGACAAGCTTGCTCCACTCATTAACCAAGCTGAGAAAGCAGGATACTCTGCAGATGAATTAGGGGATTATGCAGTTGCCGTGCATGCCCGTGACATTAATGCAGCTGGGATGAAGTCAGGCTTCACCAATGCAGAGATTGCAGCAGTAATCCGGAAGTATGAAAACACGGAACTGGAAGCAGCTCGGCAAGGACTGGTACAGCTTAATCAAGACATGATGAAGGAACTGGTGGAGAGCGGAGTGGTAAGCCAGCAACTGGCTGATGTGCTCGCAGAGCGTTGGAAGAACTATATCCCAATGTTCCGTGCCTTTGATGACACAGCGGAGGGATTTGGCGGCAGTGTTTCGCAGGCACTTGCGAATGTGGCCAGTCCGATTAAGGCGCTGAAAGGTTCGGAGCGTAATGTAGATGATCCGTTAATTAACATGGTGAAGAACATCTTCCAAAGTACGAATGCAGCCGAGCGGAATAAAGTCGCTTCTCAACTGCACCGACTCGCTGAGATTGATACGGAAGCTAACTTCATTCGGCGTCTGGATCCGGACGAACAAGTTGGACGCAAGAATGTCGTCAACGTCCGGGTGAATGGCGAGAACGTCAAGTATGAAGTGGAACCAGAGGTATACCGGGCCATGCTGAATCTGGACCAGGAGTCGTCGAACATGCTAATTAACATCCTATCCAAACCAGCATCCCTGCTCCGTGCAGGTGCCACACTGACGCCAGAGTTCTCTTTACGGAACCCGATGCGTGACGTATTGCAGGCGTATGTGACCAGTAACAGCGGATTTAACCCTATTACTGACTTTACTGCAGGATTAATTCAGTCCATTAAGAAAGGTCCACTGTACAAAGAATGGATTAACGAGCTCGGTTCGTACGGAAATGTCCTTTCTATGGACCGTGAGGTGCACAAAAAGGCATTGCAAAGCGTGCTGAAAGAGAAGCCGGGCAAGAAATTTGTTAACGTGCTTACAGGAAAGGCCTTCATTAATGTGCTGCGAGCGATCACGGATACCACAGAGTCGGCAACGAAGGTCGGTGAATACCGTGCGGCACTTCGTAAAGGCGTGAGCAAACAGGAAGCTGCGTACCGTTCCCGGGATCTGATGGACTTTGCGCGGTCAGGGTCAAGTGTACGCCAGGCAAACAAGATCATTGCGTTCTTAAATGCTAACATTCAGGGTAAATCAAAACTAATTCGTTCTATTAAAGAAAATCCGGCCGGCACAACTGCACGAATGTTTACTGCTGCAACACTTCCCACGATTGCAATCATTGCGGCTAATCGGCAATTTGCGAATGAGACGCAGAAACAAACGATTGCAGATTCTCCGGATTGGCTGCGTGATACCTTCTGGTTGATGGCTATCCCTGGTACGGATATGGTGGCCCGGATTCCGAAGCCGTTTGATATCGCTCCATTGTTTGCTAATCTGCCAGAGCGTGCAGCACAGTTCGTCCTGGATAAAGATCCTGAAGCGTTTGATGGTTTCGTTCGTCGGACGTTCAGTGATGCGGCTCTGCCGGTTCAGATTACTGGTCTGTGGCCGTTTATTGAGGGCATGGCGAATTACTCCTTCTTCCGTGAAGGTGCAATCATTCCACAGCGGGAACAAGGCCTGGAATACAAAGATCAATACGACCCAACACGGACAACGGAGGTTGCCAAGTTGCTGGCAGGCTTGATGTCCAAAGCCACTGGCGAAAAAGGCATGCTGAAGAACTTCTCCTCTCCACGGATCATGGATAACACGATTCAGGGACTGACGGCTGGTCTCGGGACATATGCCACATCAGCGATTGATTCAATCCTGAAAGGTGTTGGCGCGGTAGATCGCCCGGCAAGTCCAGAGAAGCGCTTGGAACAGAAGCCGTTCCTGAAGGCGTTCCTGGTCGATCCATTGCAGTCTACTAAGGGCACAGATAAGCTGTACACCCGTAAGGATGAACTGTCCAAAGAGAAGGCATCTGCCAAACTGAACGGCACCACATTTGATAAGGCGCTGGAGCTGAAAAATCTGGAGAATGCAACCGAACAAATGAGCAAAATAAACAAGCAGATCCGCACCATTGAAGGCGATGTAAACCTGACGGCGCAGCAGAAGCGTGACCAAATCGAACCGCTGCTTGCTCGACGCAATGAAATATCTCGAAATGCCATGCAAAAGTAGTTTGAACCCGTGTTAAATGTGGTAAAATAAAGGTACACCACGTAATTGCATACACCCGTTAGGACCTTGGGAAAGCATCCCGGGTCCTTTTTAACGTTATGAGGTGACGATATGATTGAAATGGACGAGAGCGAGTACGCAGAATCATCTGTATCGGATGAAACCCTGCACCTCGTTTCTTTATTTTGCGGACCAGAAATAAGAGATAAACTGCTCTATCGGAGAGTGGACGATGTACGACTTTGCAATGGATCTACTTCATACGTTATTCAAGAACGGCCTGACCCTATCGAGTGTAGTGGCGGTCGTTTTTTTGATCCTAAAACAGAAGAAAGTAAAAGCATTTATACGCCGACTATTCCCTTGGATGTTCTGGGATGACAGCGAGACAAAAGGGATTATAGCAAATCAGCTTATCATTATACGGAATCAGGAGATCATTATGGAAGGATTGGGACTCGAACCATGGAGTGCGACCATTTTAAACGAAAAACAGCCGGACTCAGTCAGCAATTCAAACAGATATTACTTATCATCCTGGGCGATTACTACCTATGCCCAGCTTGCAAACAAATACACCATACGGAGGTACTTCAAGATGGCGAAAAAGCGAATAGTCATTGATCCTGGACACGGTTATCAGGATCCGGGAGCAAGTGGACCAACAGGTAAGCGAGAGAAGGACTTCAACCTGACGATGGCAATTAAATTGGACGCAATCCTAAAAGGGAATCCAAACCTTCAGGTTAGTCTGACACGCCGTACTGATGTGTTCCTGGAACTGAAAGAGCGTGTGAGCATCGCAAACAAGATGCCTGCCGATCTATTCATATCAATCCATGCCAATGCAGCTTCACCTACAGCTAATGGTACAGAAACATTCTACAACCGTACTACAAGCGCACCACTGGCCGGAGTAATTCAGCGTCATATGCAGGCTGCCACAGGCTTTAAAGATCGCGGCGCGCGATATGGGAACTTTGCTGTAATCCGAGACACCAAGATGGATGCCGTCCTGCTGGAAGTTGGATTCATATCTAATGCGGAAGAAGAAAAGAAACTGTTCGATAGCGACTTCCAGAACCGTGTGGCCCTAGCGATTGCACAAGGTATCTGCGAATACCTGGGTGTACCGTTTGATGTACCAGCGCCATCAGTGCCGGGCAAAGAGCCGGTTAAGGTTACGCCGTATCCAGAAATGAATATCACAGTACACACGGCTGCTGGCTCCACGTACACCGGATACAACATCAAAGGAACCACATGGATTCCATCCCGGCCCATCGGTGAGCTGCTTGGCGGCCGGATCGGGTACAGCAAAGCAAGAGTTACTATTAATAGCGAACCTGTCGAGACGAAGAACATTGATGGTGTAGGTTACGTGACTGCACGTGATCTGACAAAACTATTGGGTGCACGTATCTTTTGGGATAAAGCAGCACCGAGCAAAGTTGAAATCTACCCTAAATAAAAGGAGCGATCAGAAATGATGAAAGAGATTCTGGAGCAATCCCAACCGTACCTTGTCGCATTTGTATTGGCACTTATCAGCTGGGCAACAACAGTTATTACTGGTGCAATTAAGAAGTCACAGAAACGGGCAGAGGCATATTACAATGCGCACACTAATGAGAAGGACCGGGAGCTACTGCACAAAATCGGCAAGGAAGCATTCGCTTGGGCAGAGACTCTTTACAAGGAGTATGAGGGAGATGTAAAGCTGAACAAAGCATACGAATATGCAAGTGACAAATTAAAATCAGTTGGAATTGATGTATCTGGTGATGAGATCCGTGCAGCCATTGAAAAAGCTGTTGTAGATTACAAGGCGCAAAAGGCTGGTGGCAAGGTTGCCAGCTAAAAGGAAAGACCCTGCTATGACGGCAGGGTCTTTTTGCTTTATAATGGGATAAAACGAACGGAGGTTCTTATTATGCCATTACCATCATCGGTGCACGCCCTGCAAATGGCAAGCATCGTATCCAAGCACATGATTGACAAAGGATACTGGGAAGCTTGTACCCCACAATACATATTGCGACTGGCTGACTCATATGCTGAGCTTGCAAGATGGCATCACTTTTCCCTCGCCTATTATAAGATGGACGGATACTTTTATGACCTAAATGACGTACCGGACAATTATAGTGAAGGAAACGTAAGAATAGTTAAAGAAGGGAAGACGTTGCGGTACATACTTGACGAGGGCAAGTGGAGGTACCTTCAGGACGAAACACCTTTCGATTAG